TCTCTTCAGATCTACGGATTTTCGCCATGCCACGAAATTAGCATCATGCTAGCAAGTTAAGCGAACACTGACATGATAAATTAGTGGTTAGCTATATTTTTTACTTTGCAACAGAACCATAATAACCCACTTTCAACTACCTCCTATTCTTAACTAAGTTTATTATATTTTATTTCTTTAAATACTTCAATACTTTTTTAAATTTTTTATAATTTATTTTGAATAGCCATATAATTCAGTGATTGTTTCAATTGGTGAACCTCTCATATTTCCTCCTCTTTTATGGTGTAGTTACTATAAAAGTACATGTTATGTGAGGCTTGCTCTGACTGATAACTTAACTGTTCTCAGTCTTTTTTATTTTGCTACTTTGACCTTTTTATCTGAATAATGTTTTCTTAAATTCCATTCATATTCTTCAATGGTATTATCCAAGTGCATTAAATAGATATTACTATTTTCAAATAATTCAACGATTTGCTCTAGATTTTCTAAAGAATTTTCATGAACTGGACTATTATTTAATGAGAAATCAAGATAAATGCTACTTACATTTTTATAAATCATACTAATAAACATTTCTTTTAAGACGTCATAATTGTTTATATCACCAGAATAAATCAATTGACGATCATTCTCTGTTTCTTCTAATACAACCGCAAATGCTTTCAATGTATCTACATGATTTACTTCATAAAATGTTATATTAATAATCTCATCTATATCTAAAGTATTATTATGATGGCTATGTATATTAAACATCTCATTGGTAACTCCACTAGCTAATAAGATTGTGATAAGTGAACTCTCAATTTCTTTGGCACAAAAGATATCCAATTTATTTCCTAAAGCAAAGTAACTGTATTCTACAAATGTACCGACACTACCAATGTGATCGGTATGTGTATGAGTAATGATTAAATTAATAGTTTTGCTTAAATCTAATTTTCTTCTTAGAATTTCATTAAATACTGTTGATCCACAGTCAATAATGTAGATACTATCGTCACTTTCAAAATACCCTGATGTGTTACCATACTCAACTGAGTTAAAAGCTGAGCCGAAACCTAACATTTCTAATTTAAAATCTTCCATAGTAATTTACCTCTTCTTTATAGTATCTTGTTGATTAGTAATTCTATAATTAATATAAAGTAAACTTCTATATAATACAATATAATTTTATATTTTATTTCTTAATAAAAAAAGAGTGGTTTCCCCACTCTCTAAACTTTTAGACTATTAAATTCCGTATTTGGAGGCAACTTTATTCAAAAAGTTAAATTATTAAAATGGTAACTCATCTTCACATAAATAATTCTCAACATGATCCTTTGCGTCACTAATTGAGTATTCTTCAATCATTAATTGAGGAGTATTCATCCCTCTAAATGAGTTTACACTCGCTGTGCAAATCAAGTCAAAGTACATAATATCTGGTGCAGTAACGATTTCATTCTTTTGTTCTTCTTTAAGGAAAAACTTAACACAATCAATTCCATTGACATTAATTTTCAGTGTATTACCAGTTTTACCAATTAATTTTATATTTTCTTTTCTAACTAAAATATTTTTTAAATGAATTAATGGTTCATCAATTCCATTACACCACATATCTTTATTGTTAGCTAAGGTATGAATAATATTACTATCTAAATTATTTGTCCATTGAAAGTCCGCTTCATACTCAATATCAGATAAGTTAACATCTATAAGTTCACTTTCAATAGCTTTTAAAACTTCTAAAGCGTCTGATACATGAAACTCTACACCAAAAGCATTGGCATGGCCTTTACAAGTGAATAAACCTGTATCAGTTAACATTTTATTTAAATCTGGAATAGGACTATTATTTATATTACGACCTGAACCTTTAAAGTATTCCCCTATTCTTTTAACCATTAGCACTGGTCTACCATATTCTCTAGCTAATTTCATAGCAATTAAACCATTTAAACCATTATTTTCAACAATACCAGTTGAATTAACAATTAAGATTTTATGCTTATCTGATCCTTTTTCTTTAATGCGTTCTTTAATCTTATCTAATACTTCATTTTCTTGTTTCTTTTGTCTACGCTTAACTGCCATAGCACGTAAATAAGCTTCTTCACTAATATGTAAGTCCATCTTCTTGCGTTTATTATGTATAGTATAATCAAATTCACACATTCCATGAATGACTTGTGTTAACTCGTCTTGTGTTCCCATTCTGAATACTGCATTGATTGTTGGTGCTACATTGAAGCCAATATCTTTAGCGTTTAAATCAACGCCTTGCTCAAGATTACTACTTTTATTAATAATCATTTTTAACATTAAACTATCAATATTTTCTTTTCTTAAACCGTCTCTCATCATATAGTATGCACCTAAATCATGAGCAAAGTTTGCCCTATCCGCAACTAAACCAATTGCTGCCAAATCTTTTAAATTTACTGTTAAATCTATTCCTAAAAGCTCGCAATAAGCTACACAGAATAAATATGTCATTGCTGAACCAGTTAAAGCTTTGTTTTCAAATTCATCACTTAATTGGTTGTTTATAATAATAGCTTTACTATCTTTGTTTTTTGGTGCTAAGTGATGATCAATAACTAATGTATTAATACCTTTATTATATAATTCTTCGTGTTGCTCAAAGTCTGAAGACGCTGAGTCTGGAGTAATCAATATATCCCCACTTGTCATTCCATGTTCTAATACTCTTTCAATATTAATACCATGAGACTTATTTAGTGGAGGAATAACAATAATACGCTCTTTATCAAATTGTAACTGTTTAGTTAAGAATTTATACATTATTGAGCCACTAGCTAAACCATCTTGGTCAGCGTCAATTAATATACCAATCTTAGCATTGTCATCATCAATCTTACTCTTTAACGATTTAACGCCTTCTTCAATATCTTCTAATTTCTTCCAATCTGGTTGCAATTCTTCAGTTGGGCTTATATATTTCTCATAATCTTCTTCCTTAATACCTCTATTAGATAAAATATACTCAAGAGGATCAAGGTTCGGAGTATACTCTCCTTTAAGTTTTACTTTCATTACTAGTCCTCATTTCTAATTTGTTTTAAAGTTAAAATATGTTTATCCACTTTCATCATTTCTTCTAATTCACTCTTAGTAGCGTCTAAAGGACTATCTTTATAATTCAAGACACCGTTAGTATCTGTTAGATGATAAGTTTGAATATAGGGAGCAAAAAGCTTTCCTATTTTCTTAACTTTCTTCATATACTCATCGAACTCTGGTGTATCTACTTGCATATATTCTTTATCAATAGCAATAATCACTTCTTCAATACCAAGATTTAATAATAATTCGGCTTGATATTTACTCATGTTACTGCCACAAATAGCTACAACAAAATTATCCTCTCCATAAAAAGTATCAGAAAATAGGCAAGATTTTTCTCCTTCTACAATCATTGCTTTCTTTCGTTGAATGATTGCTTCTTTATTTTGATATAAACCATATAAAGCATATCCTAAGGGATGGTTATAACCTGTATCATTTATATAAGTTGGTATGTATTTTGCTTTTTTAACGAATTCTTTATCCCAATTTCGACTTCTTATTCCAATAAGATTACCCTCATGATCGTGATGAGGGATAACCGTTTGAAACATTTCTGGGTAGAATTTTATTTGATATTTTTCCATTGTTTCTAAACTTATCCCAGCTTGATACCAAGCTTTAGGATAAATTTCATCAAAATATGTAAGTATTCTTTCATTATGTATCTTCAATTGAGGTTGTACTTTTTCTTTTTTCTGTATTTTGTTCAACCAGTCCCAATCATGTATCTTTTTAACACTCTTTTGTATACCTTTAACCTTGCTTGTCAGATTAATGTTAATTTCAAGTATTTTTCCTAAAGTTGTAATACAATCAATAAATGAATGAGCTTTCCCTTCCATTTTTAACCGCTTCTCTATTAGTGTGAATACATCGAATGATCCACAACCTGTATAACAGTGAAACAATTGAGTTTCTGGATAATAGTATAATTTATGTGAACCACCTGTTTTATTGTGACAGATAGTTTCGGCTATTATTTCACCATTTTTCCCTTCAGTTCCTTCTGCGTTATAATACGCTAATACTTTTTCGATATCATGATTAGTTAGTGATGATTTGAATTTATCTTTATCAAACATGATAACCACCTTCTAACTAAAATGGTAATGCTTCTTCTACTTTTAACTCTCGCTCTGGAACATTTAATAACTCATCGTTATCATTAGTCATGAATAAATCTTCCATTCGCATTGTGTCAAAATCTATGTATAAATATAATTTTCCTTTAAACTTAGAATGTCGGTTTTTGTATACGTGCCAAATCATATTAGGTTTCTTCTTAATACCTTTAGCTAAGAATTTTTCTATAACCTTATCGTCTTCTTTAGTTGGTCTAGTCATAATACAAGCCTTTGTAAATTTATCGGCCATATTCTTTGCACCACGTAAAACGTTTTGGTCAAGTTTCTTACTATGCTGAATTTCTCCACTAACTTGAGTGGATGTAGACAAATGAAAATTATATTCTTTTGCTAATTCCGCCAAACCAGCAGCAAAGATACCCAAAATCATATCTTCACGAGTAGTCATTCCTCTTGTTTTACTAGCGATGTCCATCATAATTTGGAAGTTTAAGTGGATATAATCAAAGAATACATAATCAACATCATACTGTAATGCATACTTTTTAATGATAGTGTTGATTGTAGTAGGGTCAAACTTAGGTACATATTCAATATAGAATGTTTGACACTCGTTTAAGTCTTTAATAGACTGCTCAACAATCTCAACTTCTTCATTCGTTAAATCAAAATCACGAATTCTCTCTTCTTTCACTCCAGAAATATAAGCCCAGATTGTTGGTTCTAACTCTTCTTGTTCCATCTCTGTTGTTATGTATAATACTTTCTCAGCTTTACCTTTATCTTCCCACTGCTCAGTCTCCCAATTATACCAACGATTAATAGCTAAATCAGTTGCTTCTCCTAAGGATGTTCTCGATTTGAACGTGTTGGTAGCAGCTGAACGTAACATAGAAGCACCTAATAAATTACCTCTAAAAATACTATTTTGAAGTTTACCGCATGTTGTTACACCATATTGAGCAGCATTTTTAAATGAATGGAATAAATCAATACCATTTTCACCAGCAAAGCCACCATCAGTTTCATAACCGATTTTAAATTTACTAGCAAAATCGTTCACTATTCTTTCATAGTGATCAATAATGTCATCAACCGACATCTTTTCGAACCTCATTTGGAATGCTTCATTCTCTTCTCTATCATCTGAGACTTCATAAACACCTTCTAATGAGAAACCTTTATCTACTACATCTCTAAGTAATGAAAACTTTCTTATTCTTGAAGCATAGCGATGGTATGAGTCAGTGTTAGCTAACGTCTCTTCTATACTGTATAGGAAATCAATACCATCATTCTCATTGTAAATTTCGTATAAGTTATCATAATGACTTAAAAACTCATCTATATTTGCTGGAGTAATTGTAGTTAGTCCATCTTGATATAAATTATAAATTGCAGCAAAGATAACTTGGTAAAACTTAGTTTCACCTTTTATGTAAAAATCAGTTCTATCTAACTTGATAGAATTACTTTCTAATAATTCTGGCTCTTTCATTAAACAAGCTAATGCACTACATATAGCTTTGGTTGGAAACAAGTTCATATTTTCATATCCACCACTTTCTTAGATTTCTAACATATTGATCGTTTTATGTTTTCTACGTTTGTTTTCTTTTGTCTTTTTAATTGTTACGACTTTAGTTTCTGTTTCTTCAATTGCTTTGTGTTGTTTTTCAATTCGTTTTAGATTTTTATAAAAGTCTGAGGCCTCATCATACACATATGGCACAATTCCAATTCCTCTTGCATTCTCTGTTGAATGATTTTGTATATTAAAAAAGTAATCTAGCGTTAATGCAATGGCTTTATATCTGTAACCATATTCTTCATGCAAGTTTTTTATTTGCTTTAGTATTAAGCCTGTTGGTTTTTCTATATCAAATAGCTCTAATATAAAATCAATGAGTTCTTTTCTCTCTTGTTTGTCTCTCTCTTTGATTATGTCCTCTTCGGTTTTATTTTCTTCAATTTCGATCAAATGTTCTTCTAAGCACTCTTCATGCCAGTATCTTCGACCTTTTTTAATCATACCATCTTTGTTATCTTCTTCTTTACAATGAGGACACTTAACTAATCTAGCCATAAGCATTCCACTTCCTCGTTTAAAAGTAGTCCAGTAACTCTAAAGCTACTGGACTTCATAATTACATCACTTATTTCTATAAATTTTCGTTTAATTCATCAATCAAGATAGATACTGCTTCAACTTGACGTTCTTTCAAGTCAGCTACTTTAACATCTGCACCGAATGTATCTTCCATTGCTTGTGTAAATTCTTCTAATCTATCTGCTTTCAGATAAGTTTTTCCTAATTCTGTTAATTTTTCTTTTAATTCTCCAAAATCTAATTCTTCAGATTTAGTATTCTCCACGAACTCATCATATGAAACTGTTGTTCCACCTTGTTGTTCTTCACGTTCAATACCTTTAATAACTGCTTTTTCTAAATTCTCAGCAGTGAATGGTTCAATTTTATTAGGCATTAAATCAAATCTAGAACGTGCGAAGAATTCTTCTGTTTCACGAACATATCCAGTAGATAAAACAACATTTCCGTCTTCATCAACACCATTAGACTTGATATAAACTGTGATATCAACTAAGTCTCTTACAATACCCATTGAACGACTATCACCAGCTGGAATGATTTGATCAGTATTCTTATCTACTGAAGTATGGCCAATGAATACCACTGTATATCCACAAGAAGTTAATTTATCAATTTCTAACCAAAATTCTTCTTTGTAGTTTGACCATAAGCCGAAACCACCATTACCGCTTGCAATATCCTTCTCACCATGTGCATTTGCTACATATTTCTGACAGTACATAGAAGCAATATCTACTGTATCGAAAATGATTGTATCGTATAACTCACGGGCTTTATCTTTATCTTTACCTGTAAATTGTTTGTTTAATTTTTTGAAGTCTGACCATTTTGTAATATAGTTAAAAGGAATACCAGAAATTGCGTTCAAACCTTTTTCAAAACCTAAGTAGAATGGTTTACTTAATTTTGTAGCGTTCAAAGTCTTACCTACTGAGTTTGATCCATATAATAAAATTGTTTT